GGGGTGGTTATTTTTATGTCCATTACTGCCAATGCCCAATATTAATTGGAGGGTAAGCACTGTGCCCTTAGACGGTGCCTTAGTTTCATACTGAAATGGTTTAACTGGGAAAACAGCTGGTCAAGGACTAGCAGATGAAGGTTCGAGTCCTTCTTTCGGCAACAACATCAGAGAGTAGCTCAGTAGTAGAGCAAGGCATCGTGAGGTGTCGTGTCGTTGGTGCAACTCCAACCTCTCCGAGCTAAACATTGTTTCCAAGTGTCAAGAGTATACGAATATCGGACATTACCGATCAGTTGTTGACTACGGTCATCCTGCAAGCAACGACTCTTGACTTTGCTCATCTACCAAGTGTAGAAGGAGAATCCGGCCCTACGATCTGGGGTCGGCTTTTACTATGCCCAATAGAGGTTGTTAGACCTACTGAACTAACTGGGATCTGGTCAGTGTCATCGTATAGCCGAAAGGCTACTGACCACCTTATATTGCCAACTTTGCTCCTCTCTGCCTAGAAAATGTGCAGAAGGAGCTTATTTAAGCCTCGTCAGGCCGTAAACGACACGAAAGGCACTTCCTACGTATCGTGGAGGTGCCCTTTACTAAATTAATTATGGAGTCCCGAGTTGGGTCTGAAGGGCACGTCTGTTGTGAACGTATGCATAACTACGGCTCATTCGGTTACTTGTGCAACTCAAGTTCTACTTCACCTTATTTTGCCAACTTAGCTTAATGGAAAAGTGATTCTCTTGTAAGGAATTAGATGTACGTTCGAGTCGTACAGTTGGCTCCAAACTTAACAGGATAGTTCAATGGTAGAACTGAAGTCTCCAAAACTTCTGACGTGGGTTCGATTCCTACTCCTTGTTGCCAAACTTAGGAATGTAGCTCAGTTAGGTTAGAGCAGTCTCCTTATAAGGGACAGGTCGTTGGTTCGATCCCACCCATTCCTACCAAACAAAACATAGGGGTATTGCCAAGAGGTCAAAGGCATACGGTTTTGATCCGTATAATCGGTGGTTCAAATCCATCTGCCCCCACCAATTAATTTACAAATGAAAGGTCAAATCTTTATGAGAAAAAATCTGTTTCTTGATGAGTTAGGGTTCAGCCAAGAAGCCAAATACAATTTCATATTGCCCAGGTGTACCGTATGTAGACATCACACAAGGACCACTGATGAGCCAGTCTTGCACATCTGTGAGTTCTACGGAGGGCTAACAATGCCTGAGACGTTGGATGTGTGTGATTACGAAGGCTCGTTTGAAGAGGTCTTATAAATAGATTCGGAAAAGAGGTGGTGGCTGTGCTGCCAACGATCAATCTAGACAATTACACTCCTGAGAGGATCCTCGGAGCACAGCTCATTGCCACTAAAGATGAGTCGGGAATGACAATGGCTAACATTGCTTCTGAGTGTGGGGTTGATACAAGAACGATCTTCAGATGGCAAAACGATCCACTGTTCATTGATCTGTTGCTCTATTATTCTGAGCTTTCTATGGAAGCATTCACAGTAGAATTGTACGGAAAGCTTAAACAGGCAGTCCGGCAAGGGTCTACTCGGGCAATGGAGCTTGTGCTCAAGAACCGAGGAAAATTGATCGACAAGAAGGAAGTTTCGGGCAACTTGAATCTCTCTGTAGAACAGACTTTAAGCTTGACTCAAGACGTGTTACTTACAGAAATTGAAGAGTTGAAACGGAAAGTCCTGGCTTCTTCCCAGAAAGCACTGCCCCCAACGGTGATCGAGGCTGAGTATGAAATCTTGTGATCGGATTGCAGCTATAGCTCTTCTAAAAAAGAAGATCAACCTGTACGAGCAACTAGACTCTTCGGGAAGCCTCGGTAAAGAAGATCTTGTCAAATATCGGCAAGCTCTGTTGGATCTAGACATGATGCAACGAATGGAGAATGGATTTCAGGACATTATGTCGTTTGCATTTTCCTACTTTAAAGGTAGTGAGACGAGTGACCTCTTGCAAGAGCACACTCCGTCCCCTCCATTTCATTGGGAATTAGCTGCTACTTTTCGAGAGGCTGCCATGAGTCGAGTGCCTAGTAAAAAGTTGATTGTGGCACCTCGTTCTCATAGTAAATCTACCCTCATCTCTAACATCGGCATCTGCTGGCTTATCTGTTATGCCGAAGATGTTGGTAGATACTACTGGATCCTGCTTGGTGATACCGAAAGGACCGCATCCGTTCAGCTCAATACGGTGAAGAACTCCTTAGAGGAGAACAAGAGGATTCGAGAGGACTTCGGTGATCTCACTACAAAGACGTGGAACTCACTTGAAATTATAGCTGGAAATCCTGGGCATTTGATCAAGGTAATGGCTGCAGGAACTGGAGGCAGTCTTCGTGGTACGAGATACTTGGCCCATCGTCCAAACATCGTAGGTGATGACCTTGAAGGCCCTAGTGACGTTAGTACCCCAGAACAAATTGCAAAAACATTAACTTGGTTTGACCAAACTTTGGGTAACATTGGTTCTCCTAAAGATTCTTGTCAAATAATTGTAGGAACGGTTCTTCATTATCAATCATTATTAGCAACCCTGGCAAACACTCGACCCGAGTGGGATGCACAGATGTATCGAGCACTAGTCAGCTATCCAGACAACATGGACCTCTGGGATCGTTGGGCAAAGATCTATCACTCCAGGCTTGATGGTAAAGATGCAATGGAAGCTACTAGAATTGCTGGTAAAAAAGCATTGCAGTATTACGAGGATAATCTGGAAGCAATGAACCAAGGTGCAGAAGTGCTGTGGCCCGAACGAATGCCCTTGTATGAAATTATGGTTCAGAGGACAGTCAATCCTTATTCCTTTTCAACAGAGCTTCAAAATATTCCTATTGATACCGAGACACAAGTTTTTAAGCATTACACCACCTATGATATCAACGAGTTCAACATTGATGAGCTGACCATCATCGGGGGTGTCGATCCCTCACTTAAAGAAACGAAACGTAGTGATCCCTCGGCTATTCTCACTGTTGGTAAGTCGAAAACGGGAATTTACTATGTGTTGGATGTAGATTGCCGGAAACGAGCACCCGATCAAATCATTGATGATCTGCTAAACAAAGCAAAGCTCTACAACTACAAGTGGGTATCCGTTGAGGCTATACAATTTCAACAGTTCTTCAGTGATGAAGTAAAAAAACGGTCAGCAGTTGCTGGCCTTTATTTGTCGGTCCGTGAGTATAAGAGCACAGTCAAAAAAGAGATGAGGATCAGTTCTATTGAGCCTCTCGTAACTAATGGTTATATACGATTCTCTGCTACACAACTTGTAGGGGAGCTAGGAGACCAGTTGAGGTACTTCCCAAAAGTGAAAAATGATGACATTTTGGATTGCCTCTCTCAAATAATTGAACAGGACCGAAAGAAGTCAGGTAGAGGTTCAATTTCAAGCATCTAAATTAAGAAAGGAGGCCGAAGCTATTGACCTTCGTTGAAAGAATGAGAGCAGCTGCCGATGCAATGTTGGGACGTATTCCCGAACAGAAAGGCCAAGCTAATCCATATTTCTGGGGATCGTTTGTACAGAATCATGGTGGAAGCTCTAGCTCTAGAGCAGAAATGAATTACGTTAAATTACGAGCATTGTCTGAAACTTCAGTTCCCAGACGTGCTATTAGATTCATTAAAACTCAAGTGAGTCGATTGGAATGTGGGATTGAAGTTAAGTCGGGCCAGAAAGCTACTGCCAAGCAAAAGCAGATCATTCAAGCTCTGAACAACGTATTTGAGTCACCTAACGGAGACGATACTTGGTCCTCGTTCTGTGAAAAGATGATCGAAGATATGCTGGTAATCGGCTGGAGCACAGTGGTCGTGAAGGATTGGAGTGTAAACCCCGAACATCCATTACTACTATTCCCGAGTGATGCTGCTTCTTTCCAAGTTTATATGGATTGGGACGGTAGCCCAAAGAGCCGGAAGTATGCACAGTTTGCTCGTAACGGAGCACAAGTTGATTTCCTACCTAGTGAATTGTTCGTGATTAAGTTTGATTCTCGTACAAGTGAACCTTTCGGATTAAGCCCAATGTCAGTATGTGCCCAGGAAGTCGAGTATTTGCTAAATGCAATGGCATATGCCGGAGGGGTTGCTAGTTCAGCTCATCCGAAAAAAATGCTTCATCTAGGAGAAGATGCTGATCCAGAGTTCGTCAAAGAAGTTCGTATGTATTTCAAAGATGACGTTGAAGGTCGTAATTCCTTACCAATCATGGGAGGAACAAAATCACCGACTACCTTGGATCTCGGGGCATCGAATGACGAATCATTATTCCTAAAACACCAACAACATTTGATCACTTTAGTTGCAAATACCTTCGGCCTTGATCCTCAGAAAATGGGTATCCTCGGGAGCATGAATAAGAGTACTGGAGATTCCCTGGACTCGGTTACCGATGATGGAGCAGTCCGTCCAGTAGCAAACAGTATTGAAGAAGCTATGAACAATTACTTCTTACGGAGATTCGGTATCTTCGATGTAGCTGAGTTCAAATTCCGTTATACTACTAGCCAGAACGATGTGAAGGCATTAGCCGTACTGCATCAAGTCCGTTTGCAAGATGACAGTATGACCATTAATGAGTCTCGTAATGAGATGGGAAATGCACCACTTCCTAATGATAAAGAGCTTGGTCACTCCCCTGGAGATATGACTTTGAGTGAATACAGAGCTTGGATCATAAAGAAGTATGCCCCACCAATTCCCGATCCTATTGCTCCTACTCTTGGTGCAGATCAAACAACCAAAGCTCAAAAAGGAGCTAACGGTGTAGCCGGAGCTAGTGCCCCTGCTAAAGATGATCTTCATAAAGGAACCCCAATTGCTAAAGATGTTCCTAAAAAAGAATAGTGAAGGGAGGTGAGAAAGAAATGAAAAAGAATCTTAAACTTTCTCTTCAAGCTGGGGTTGGCTTCCACTTAGGTGACTTAGCCCATCCGAATCGTATGCCCTTCTCTGGTCTTTTGACGTATTTCGATATCCCTTCTGACAAAGCAGTTGGTGGTTCTAAAGGAAAGAAAGTAATGATTCCAAGTGAGTTCGGGATCCCCTCACTAGCTTCACTGAAAGGGATGGCAGTTGACTTCGACCCACTGATGATGGACAAACACGTTGCTAAATATAAGATCGGAGTGATCGAGGAAGCCTGGGCTGGAGAATCCTTGCTGAATGGATCGGTTCCAGTTTATGTGAGTGGATACGTGTATGCCCATGATTTTCCCGATGAAGCATCAGACATCAAAGAGTTTCAGTCTGACTTGGGGTTCTCTTATGAGACAATCAACACCCCAGTTATGGATGGGATATATAACAGTGAGCCTGTCCTTGTGGTCTGTGGAGACATTGTGTTTTCAGGTGCAGCAATACTCTTGGCAGAGAAAGCAGCCTACTCACAAACATCCCTAGCAGCCCAAGCTGAAGAAGAAGGAAAAAAGGAGGATATCGTTTTGCCAATCGAAGAAATTATTGCAAAGGTTATGGAAAGCATCGAAGCTAAGTACACTTTGACAGCAAAGGCCGAAGAGGTTATTGCAGAAGAAGTTGTAGTAGAACCAGTCATCGAAGAAGTTGTAGAACCAATCGCTGAACCTGTGATTGAAGAAGTCGTTGAGCCTGTCATCGAGCCTATAGTTGAAGAAGTGATCGAGCCAGTCGTGGAAGAGGTTGTAGAGCTACAGGCAGAAGCAGTTATAGAAGATGCTATACTAGCTGATGAAGTAGTCGTAGTTGAAGAGACAGTCGATTTCCAAGCAATGGCTGTTGATCTACAAGCTTCCTTAGATGCACTTACTGCTGAACTAGCTGATCTGAAAGCAGAAGCTATAGCAGTTCAAGAACACACACATAAGGGTTTTGCTTATCCTACCACGTTGGCTGCGAAGTTTAATTTCGAGGCCAATGCAGATAGTTATGAAGCTCAAATTGCAACCATTGATGCACGTACTGACTTATCCTCTTCTGAAGCAGTAGCCCTTAAGTGGGAACTTCGTGCTAAAGAACTGAAGTAGAAGCTCACTCGTTACAACTTAATAAACCAATTTTGGCATTTCCGTTAAATCGGGAGTGTCTTTTTTAATTAGTAAAAAAAATAAAAGAATGAAAGAGGTTAACTTAAATGGCACAATTCGTAGATTTTCAAGCTGCAGCCAATGACGGAATGTCCACAGGAGCCATCCTAGTCCCCGAGTTCCAAAAAGAAATCACGGACATCGTCAAACGTACTTCTATCCTCTCTGGTCGTATCCAGCACGTTCCTGCAGTTGGATCTCCTAGCCGTTTCTTCGAGCAAACTGCAATCCAATCAGCTCAGTTCTCGGCAACTGGTGGACTCGGTGGTGGGACAATTTCGGCAGCCGATGGCTCCCCAACTCGTGTGGAGAAGGCAGTCCAAATCAAAGGTATCACTGCTCAATTGACCTATTCCCTCTTTGACATGGAGACTGTTGGACAACAAGCTGTTTTCCCAGAGTTGAAAGCAAAAGATTTGTCCGACATGCTTGTTTCCATGCAATTACTCCATGCACAAGCTCTCTGGAATGGTACTGACACAGTGAACGGTGGAGTCGTGGGCAACGGTGGAATCCAGTATGTTGGTCTCATGAACCAAATCACAACTGTTCAAACGATTTTAACTGCTGCTTCAATCATCGACAGCATTCGTACCCAATGTGCTACGATGGCAGCTTCTACCCAGTACAACTTGCTCGGACAAAAATTCTCAATCTACATCAATCCTTTGGCTCTCGACATGCTCGAAAAAGAAGCTAAGAATGCAATCGGAACTGTAACTCGTTACATGGAATCTGATGTTACAGAAGTAGGTGTAGGCCTCTCAGTTTCTGCAATCCGTACTGCTCTCGGTACTCTGCCTTTAATCCCTGAGCCTTTCTTGGGAATGGATTCCTTCGGTGCTGCTGCTCCTGTTGGGCAACACAACTACCCATTTATTATCCTTTGTGAGTCACTCGTTGAGTATCATTACATCGGATCCAAGACCCCTCGTTTGTTCCAACTCGGAACTCTCCAAAACCTGAACGAGACCTACACAGCTGTTCAATTCGGAGCACCTGTTGTTAAGGGAGCTTCCTATGCCCACGTAATCGGAAATATCCAAAAATAATCTAATCTCTCGGGGTGTGTCTTAATTGGCATACCCCACTTTTTAAAACGTAAAAGGAGGATCAACAAATGGCTAAAGTTAAAGAAGTTGTTACTGAAGTAGCTCTAGATGCAGTTGTGGAAGTTGCCCCTGAAGCTATGAGCATGATTAAGCTTGAATTACTAAATATTCGTAAAGGGATCGATTATATTGCCCACAAGCTTGGTATCACAAAGTTTGAAGATGGGTCTGCTGAAGTGACTGCTGAAGAAGCAGCTGAACTTGTAGAAGTTGGAATTGCAAAGACGGTGGAATAGATGGGACGTTATATCGAAGGTGAGCATCTAGAAGCAGAGGCAATGTTTGAACGATTAATTGGTCATTCATTTGCCGTATCTGGTCACACTGAAGTTCACACCTTTGGGAAAAACACTGGCAGTCAGATCCAACTTAGATGCTTGCCAGTGGAAATTCTGTTATGTGAAGGGTTCTTGAAGTTTGATGAACTTAGGATCAACGGATGGACTGAGATCCCTATCGAAATTATTTGCCAAATAGGACAGGTTTTAGATATTCCTCCTTCAGTATTTCAAGTGCCTTACGAAAAAGTACGTGTGACTTATACTGCTGGTGCTGTGGAGATCCCTGAGGAAATCTGTCAGGCAGTTCAAGAGATTGCCGATTTACTCGATGATGAAGATGCAACAGAATGGCACCTCCCATTGAGCCAATCCACGTTACTCGTAATTGGCAAATACAAAAAATAGGGAGGGAGGAAATGCTTAATGGCAATGTATTTGACGGTTCAAGAATTTAAAAATTCCCCCACGGCAATTGACTGCTCCAATATAATCCCTGGGGCTTCTCAAACAAAGAACGATGCTGAATTGACCAACGTGATTAGAAGAGCTAGTTCGTGGATCAACCAAATATGTAAGATGCCTACTCTGGAAGCCACTAGTAACACAGAGACGAAAGAAGTCTATATGAATGGTTCTGGATTAATTAGAATCCATCCAGATATGACTCCGATCATCACGTTAGTAGACTCTGTACAGTACAAAATGTCCCCAATCAATGGCTGGGTACCACTGACTATAACAGACATATCTGTGTTTCAAAGATACTTCACTATCTACAATCTGAGCCAAGCAATGATCAGTCCAGAAGGGGTGCAACCTTTCTCGATCATCCCTTATAGAACTCCTTATGCCAAATGGGACCTAAAGAACATCCCCGTAATTGTTCAGTACACCTATGTGAATGGATACCCGAACACGATTCTAAATGTAGGTGCAACGGCAGGGACCAGTTCAATAACTGTACAGAATGCTACAGGAATGGTAGGTCAGACGTTGACAATCTATGATTCAGATTTCACTGAAGATGTCACGATCCTATCTGTTGTTGGAAACATCGTCAACTTGACAGCTCCAACAATGTTTGCTCATTTAAAAGGCACTGCTGTATCTGCTCTGCCCGATTCTGTAAAACAGGCAACTATCTTACTCACGGCTTATCTAATAAAGGAACGTGGATCAATGTCGATCAGCATGGGAGAACAGACTATGCAAGGCATAAAGCAAACTACAGGCACCGATGTAAATATAGCTAAAGAAATGCTTCGTCCGTTTATTCGAGGAGTGATCAGCTAATGCCCTTTACTTTAGAACTTGATCGAAGCGGAATTGTCTTAATGGAGAGATTCATTGCTGCAGAACCACACTGGAAGTTATTTATGGAAGGGTTGGCTCACACGATGGGTAGTGATGCTAGAGAGCACATAAAGCCGTTCGTAAAAGCCAAGTCAGTCTGGGCTGGATCCACTCATGGTACAGGAGCTATGGCAGCTAGTATTCATGAAGATGTGTCTATGATCGGTAACGGATTTGCAGTTACGTTCGATGGAAACTTCTATGGAAACTACTTGGATGTAGGCTCCCCAGGAGGTCCAAATGCAGTATGGTCTCGTAAGAATGGACTGTCCTGGCCTATTGGTAAACGAGGAAACCCAGACAGCATCACTATGAGTAAAACATTCCACGGAGTCGGGCACTTTAATCCAGAGTGGCCTGTTCAATTCTCTGTTAAAACGGCAAAATGGTTAGCCACAGAGAGCAACATGACTCGATACAGTGATCAGTTTATGGGTAGATTCCTCAGAGAGTTGGTGAGGTAAATGGGTCGGCAAGCAATTAAAAATGCAATCAAAACAGCTTTGAATGGAAATATTCCAAACGTCAAATCCGTGTTTACAGCTCGGCAACGGTTAACCCCTAACAGCTTAACTCCTGTGATCACGATTTACCTTCCAGACAACAAGGAAAATCAAGTCTCAGCTCCTGCTCCATTGGGAAAACGGAGACTGAACTACACTGCATTACTAGAGATAATCATGATCGACAACTACCCGAAAGCAGAAGATGGGGAAAAGATCTTTGATGATATTCTCGATGCTATCGACGTACAGTTGAGATTAAACTTTAACCTTGGTGGAGTCGTTGATGGAAGTGCCATAAAGGATCTGGAGACTCATACCAGTGCTCCCCAGATGATCGAGGGGAACACAATTTTCCGAGTTGGGGTTAAGAAGTTCGATGTTGTTATGACGGTCCACGGCATTCAATAAGGAGGTAGACCTATATGAAAAGTGTAAAGTACATGGCTGAATATGATGGAAATTTACCCTCACTGGGAATTTCCGTAAAGCCAGGGGACGTTATTGAAGTCGAAGACGATTTTGATAATGCCCTTTTTGTTTTAGTTGATGATGCAGAAGCCCTAGATGAATTAGTTGCTCCAGAAGCTCCAGTTGACCCAGAAGCATAATACTCAAAATTGAAGGAGGATAAATAATGACTAAATTAGCTGCACTGCAACACATGGGTCTTGCAATGGAGACTGTTTTTGGGACTAAGGTTGCTGCAATGTTTTGGTTCCCAGTTAATTCCGTAAAACCTCAGGATGATGTAAAGAAAATTAATGATGAAGGTAGACGTGCAAGTCTTTCTAAAGTCTTTCAGGTCTATGACGGAGTTACCTCATCCAGTGTTGATATTAGCATGGATGCCTATGCCGATGCACTCGGTTATTTCCTGAAAGCAATGCTAGGTCAAGATACACCTTCTGGTGCAGGACCATATATTCACACTTTTAAAATTGTAAATGCAATGGCACCTTCCACTACACTCAGCTATTTCAACAGTGTAACCGAGCACGGTTATGGTGGATCTTTGCTTAGTGACCTTAGCTTCAAGTTTGATACAGAAGGCCTCTTGACTTTGGATGCTAAATACATCGGTCAGAAATCCACTACTGTAACTACTACCACTCCTGTTTATTCATCTGTAGCTCCTTTCCTCGGATACCAAGCAACCTTAACAGTTGGTGGAGCTGGGAACACGAATGTCGTTGGTGGTGAGATCAATTTTAAGAGGGATTGCAAACTTCTGTATGGGGCTAACGGTACTCAACTTCCTAGCAAGGGTTCAGCAGGACGTATCGAAATATCTGGAAAGCTCACGTTTGACCTGGAAGACGAGACCGAGATGAATTTACTCGGTGCTGCAGATATTCCAATCGTCTTGACCTTTACTCAAAGTGCTAACGTATCTTTGATATTCCAATTTTCAATAGCAGACATTAAAAAAGCTTCTATAGATACTTCACAAGAATTTGTCAGAGCAGATCTCGAATTTGATGCTTACTACAATGCTACTGATGCAGGAAACTGTACTGTTATCTTGAAAAATGCAGTTGTAGCTTACTAATCAAAGGTGAACTTGAAAGGGGATAAATAAATAATGACAAAATTAGCAGCCCTCCAGCATCTGGGATTTGCCTTTGAAACTGTATATGGTACCAAAGTAGTTCCTACCTTCTGGGTTCCTGTAAATAGTGTGAAACCTCAGGACGATGTTAAAAAGATCAATGATGAGGGTAGACGTGCTAACCTTGCAAAAGTGTTCCAGGTTTATGACGGAGTAACATCTAGCTCAGTTGATATCTCGTGTGATGCCTATGCTGATGCTGTAGGATATTTCCTCAAAGGGATCTTCGGACAAGACGTGGTTACAGGTTCTTCTCCTGGGTGGATTCACACTTTTAAAATTGTAAATGCAATGCCTCCTTCTTTGACCCTCAGTTATTTCAACGGTGTGGCAGAACATGGTTATGGTGGTTCCTTGATCTCAGATCTGTCCTTCAAGTTTGATACAGAAGGTCTACTCACAATGGATGCTAAGTATATCGGCCTGAAATCAGCAGTCGTATCTACTACTACTGCTACTTACACCACAGTAGCTCCTCACCTTGGTTATACAGGTTCCCTCACAGTCAATGCCGTTGCTAACCTAAACCTAGTCGGTGGAGAAATCAACATCAAGAGAGACTGTAAACTCCTGTATGGAGCAAACAACAGTGCTGCTCCTTCAAAAGCATCTGCTGGTCGGATTGAAATATCTGGAAAGCTCACGTTCGATATCGAGGATGAGGCAGAAATGAATTTACTCGGTGCTGCAGATATTCCAATCGTCTTGACCTTTACTCAAGGGGTCAACGTAGCCCTCACTTTCACCTTTAATATGTGTGATATCAAGAAAGCAAGCATTGACACGAGCCAAGAGTTTGTACGTTGTGACTTAGAGTTTGATGCTTACTACAACACCACGGATGCAGGAAATGCAACCATCGTAGTCAAAAGCCCAGTAGCCGTTTATTAATCTAAAGAAAAGAAAGAGGTTTATTTGTTATGGCAATTCGTGTAGATATTGAAGCTCTTGGTGATGGTCAATTCGTAGAAATTAAAGAACCTAAGTTCTTATCTTGGGGCTTACAAAAACAGATCACCACAATCGTTCTTTCCGATGTAAGTTCGTCTTCTCAGCTTGACGTAGCTGAAATGGTTGCTATTGCCATCATCAAGAGTGGAAACATCGAAGACGAAGATGGTGCCCTCTTGGTGTTCCCATTGACGGAAGAGACTGTCAAAACTTGTCCATCTGTTGTGATTGAAGCAGTTACCTTGAAGTTCTCTGAATTGAAATCGGCAGCAGTAAGCAGAAAAAACTAATAACGAGGGTGGACTCAGCTCTCAGGGGATACACCGATAAAGTGCCCCTTGAGTATGCAGAGTTCTCCCTCATCCGTTCGATGGGATGGACTTATACAGAATTAGACGAACAGCCAGCAGACAAAATCGAGCTGGCTTTTCTTTTTCTGCAAAGGGAGAATGCCTATCAGAAATCCCAGGCTTAAGGGAGGGAGTGAATTATAGAGAATGGCAACTGAAGTAAGTGCAAAATTAGGACTGATAATCACTGCCAAAGACGAGGCTTCCCAAATCTTTAAAGAGTTTGCTGCCAAAGTAATGGAGAGCATGAAGGTCGTTTCTGAGACTGTAAAGCCAGTTCAAGAAGCTATGAAGGTTACAGCTGAGTCTTTCACGGCAACAAGTGAGACCGTGTCAGGTTCTACGAAAGCAATGCAAGACGGCATGAAAGCTACTTCGGAAGCAGCCATTGCATCGAGTGAAGCTATAACCGGAACTCAGAAAACAGAACGTGAAGAGATCTATCTCACTCGGGATGCTTTATTAGAGTGGTCTAGAGCAAACTCAGAAGCTTTCAAAGGTGCAGGGGCTGCAGCCAATGGTTTTGCAGACATGTCTACATCCGATATGAAACGTGTATATCAAGCAACCACCGAGATGAGAGTTGGAGTGGTAAGCAACTTAACTGCTATAAAAAATGAGACAGATGGGCCTCTAGTTGCCTCCGTAAATAAGTGGAGAGAAACTGTAGTAATGTCCTCTAAGGAGATCCAAACTGCCCTCCAGGGGATCATCGAGAAGGACTCCACTCTCTCAGGACTGACTCGATTACTTGGTGAGGAAAACAGTAGCACATGGAAAGGCATGTATGAGCAGATCACTGGAGTTAATGTTGCTCTTGCTCGGACCGTCACTGCTGAGTCTGAAGTTTCGAGAGCTGCAATAACTGCTGCTGAAAGCTTCGGCTCAATGTCAAAGGCTGCTTCTTTACAGATGGTAGGTTCTACTATTGAAGGTGTTGGACGAAAAGTTACAGGGTTCTTTGTAGAGTCCATTAAAGCTGGGGCTGACTTTGAACACTCAGTAAGCTCTATCACAGCCACTTTGAATGAACGACTAACCCCTGCCACCCAACTAACTACTAAAGAGGTAGAAGACCTATCTAACAAAGCTCTTGAGTTAGGAAAAGTTGGTTTATTCTCGGCAAATGACTTGGCTGATGCAATGTATGTTATGTCAAAGCAAGGAGTCAACTACTCAAACATTATGGGTGGTGCCATTAAAACGGTGCAGGATGTTGCTGGTGCAACTGATAGTTCATTAATTGATACTGCAAACGTAATGACCGATATCTTGAATGAGTATGGCCCCTCTGTTAAACAGTTTGGTGCAACGACTGAGGAGCAATTCAGCAAAGTCGGAGACATGATTTCTGGAGCCATGCACAATGCTCGTATGACAATGAGTGAATTTCTAGATACATTGAAGTATGTCGGACCTCTTGCTGGGGGCCTTGGCTTACCGTTGACGGACGTTTCCACAGCACTCTCATTACTGGCAAAAGCAGGGATCAAAGGTACTCAGTCAGGTACGATGCTAAGGGCAATGCTTGCTGATTTACCCGGAAGAACTGGCCCAGCAATCGATAAGATGAAAGAACTAGGAATCATCACTAAAGACGGAGGAAACAAGTTCTTTGATGCTTCTGGGAAAGTAAAAAGCTTGGCAGATATGCACGATATCCTGCAGGAATCAATGGGGAAACTGTCCCCTATGCAAACAGAAGTAGCAATGAAAACCATGTTCGGAATGAGATCTCTCGGGGGCATGGAGGCAATCCTTCACACAACGGATGAAGAGTTAGTCACCTTGACAGGGGATGTTAACAAAACAGGTTCTGCTCACGAGTTGATGGCTGCAAAGATGGACAATGCTGCTGGTCGTATGCAAGTTTTGAAGTCTAACTTTGAGACCATGCAAAAAACAATCGGGATTGCCCTCCTTCCAGTGGTAGAGAAATTAGTCGTTGAAGGTCAGAAGATGATCGATTGGTTCAGTGGTTTATCAGAACCTATGCAAACATTCGTTGTTTCTGCTGGTGCTCTCACAGGGGTAACCTTACTGCTCAGTGGAGCCTTCATGAATACTGTAGCAATGTTTAAATTCTTCCACATTGCATTAGGTGATTTGCTCACAAGAACTCCTGCTGCTACTGTTGCAACCACAGAACTTACGGTTGCTACTAGTGCTTCTGGTGTAGCTTCTGAAGGAGCAGCAATTGCTCGTGAAGAGTTAAACGTGGCTACTGGGGCTACTGTGCTTGCCAATGGAGAAGCAATACTTGCTACAGACGGATTAGCTGGAGCAACTGGTGTATTAGCTGTAGCTACTGAGGGTGCTACGGTTGCAGTCGGTGGAGCCGAGGTTGCTGCTAGTGGGTTGGCCTTAGGGTTCTTGCCAATAGTAGGGATAATTGCTGGTGTAGGGGTTGCCTTATTTGAATTGTACCAACACTTCCAACCGTTCCAAGATTTCATTAACGAGACTGCTAACACTATGGCTGACTTAGGAGGAAAAATTAAGACCTTCTTCTGGGGATCAGACTACACTAACGACATTACAAAAATGTCCAATGAGTCAGTAGCTTCTGTTGTTACAATGTCCAATCGTGTTTTGACACAATTAGAAGAACTTGATATCAAAGGTGGAGCCATCTCAAAAGATACAGCTGCTAATGTAATTGCTGCTTCTAAAGACATGCACGACAAGGTCATTACTACAGCCAAGTCTCGGTACACGGAAGAAATAGCCAGTGCCAATAAGCTGTTTAAGGACTCAAAGGTAATCGATGAAGCAACTTATAATAGCATGGTTGACACTGCTAATAGACAGAAACTAGGGGTCACTGCTGAAGCTGATGCAATGAACAAAAATGTGTCTGATAAAGTGGCTGAAATGTCTAAGGCTGGAATCAAAGTCACTGACGATATGAAAGAGCAACTAATCCGAGACTTCCAAGCTATGACCAAAGGTGCCGTACTGGAACTCTCAGAGGGTGAAATACAGCAGAAAGCTATTCTTGCAATACTAGAGTCTGATCACGGAGAAGTAACAGCTAAGATTGCTAGTGACACTCTTAAAAATGCTGCTGCTGCTAGAAACGGTGCTACAGACCAAGAGAATAAAAAGTATCAAGACATTGTTGCCACGGTTATACGGAACAGAGACGTGCTTCACACTATGACCAACCAGCAAGCTTCTGATGCAATAGACAGTGCTACAAAACAGCACACAGGAGTTCTGAGCCAGATTACTGGCACTTACAACGATACTATGTTTGCTCTGCAAAATGAACGACCAGGGCTTGTTAACGAGGTGAACTTGACCACTGGAGCTATGCTTACAGGATGGCAAAGGTTCGGAATTAACATGTCATCCTTCTTTTCAAATCTAGCTGCTAATTCAAGCAGCTGGGTTGCAAATCTCAATGCTAATATCAACAAAGCTCTCGGGTATAAAGAAACCATTGACTACAGTGGTAGTGCCAATACAGGAAAAGCTACTGGTGCTCAAAGGAATGCTCAAGGTACGGATTTCTTCAGTAATAGTAATGGAGAATCTTGGGTCGGTGAAGATGGCCCAGAGTTAATCAAAGTTCCAAACGGTTCAAAGATCACCCCACATCAATCCTCGATGAATCGTATGGTCAACATGGGTGGTGGCAGTGGTGGTGGAGGTAACAAAACCCAGAATAACACTTACACGATTAACGTCAATGGAGTCGGTAAAAATGGAGCACAAATAGGTCAAGACATTGCAAAGCAGTTACGATTGCAAATGGCAATGGTCAATTAATAGGGAGGGGCCGAAAGGTCTCTTCTTTCCTTTTAAATTGTTCATAATTTGCCCTTACAAGGCAACTAAATATATAACACTATTTCTCGATTAAAGGAGGATACCTTAATGGCAAGTAAGATCCTGTTAACGATTGGTGGGATCGATTACACAAGTTACATTGATATCGGAAGTGTCCACGTAGACAACAATGTTGTAATGACCAGTGATAGTGCTGGGCTTACCTTGCAACTTGACGGAGAACTGCCAAGACCATTTGCTGGGCAAGAGTTTATTTGGTCTACCGTTGATACGACATCGGGGGTTGAATTAGCTCGTGATTTTGGAGGAGTCGTAGTTCAAATATCTGAGACCACTGAGGGACCAAGCTTAATGTACAATGTCGTAGTCAAATCCTACGAGCACTGGTTTAATCGGCACTTAGTGGTTGAATGGTACTCCCAATATTATGTAGCAGGAACTAGAAGTCAACTGTTAGCCCTTGTGCCTGGTGATGCAGCAAACATGAATATTTCAGTGACCAACGGTAACGGTGATGGGATCGTTAATCGGATCGTGAAACAATATTGCCCAGGGTTCACTTGTAACAATGTGATGCCAACCCCAAACCAAATTGTTCCTCAGTACTTCAATTACACTACACCGTCCAATGCAATTAAGAATATTGCAGATCAATTAGAGTATGGATTTTATATTGATTACTACAAGGACGTTCACTTCTACCCTTTTGAACAACTTAAAAGTCCATTACCTAACAATGTCTTGGACGTGGATAACGACCTAGCTAGTTATGGAGATTTGGAATTAGTTGAGGATGGTCAACAAGTTTATAATCGTATTTTCCTTCGAGGGTTTAAGACCCGAAGTGCAAACTCCCTTAATTTATCCTTTCCTGGGGATGATACCACTGTTCAGTGGTCCCTCGGCTATCGTGTGAGTTCACTTAAAAATGATATCTCCGTAGCAGTCTACATGAACGTGGCTAACTACAATGCAGATATTTCCTTCCAAACCACAGGGGTTGCTACCTTGGGGGTTCCAATGACTATGAAGAAGGACATTGTTGATGGAGCACCTAACCAACCAGGGGGCCTTCAAACAGCCTATATACACTATACACAACATTTATTACGAATACCAAACTATGACGGAAGCATGACCCCAGTTTCTACAGGCCAGATTGTAGCTGCTCATTTTTATTATATGAAAGATGTCATATACATGGGACAGGATGCTATGAGCCAAGTTGCTATTGCTGCAGTTGAGGGTTCAGACGGAGTTTACGAGTATTCCCAAGAGGATAAATCCTTAACAAATAGTACAATTGCAGCCCCTCAATCTAAAGCCCAATTACTAGTACAGAAATATGGTGTTCCACAAATTACTGGATCGTTTGAATCATACACCTCTGGTTGGAGAGCAGGGCAGTCATTCACCTTGGTGACAAGGAAACGAAT